ATTAGAAAGAACTTAATATCGTGCTTGAAAGGAATCTCTATGACGGGGATTCCTTTTTAAATTTACCTAAAAGGAAGGAGAAGAAGCAATGAAGAGAGATTTTGCGTTGATTCTGCCGAATCCAACAACGGCAGAGCATGAGGTAATGGCTATCACCATATTTGACAGCCCTACCGAGGCAGATATGGGGGCAAGAGCCATCTATGGGGCTACAGCATACGCCATGGAGTCCTCGATGTGGGATTTAAAAGAGCCGTGCATTTTCAAAGAGGGGGCTTTTTTCAATCTCAAAATGAAGGAACTTCGAGACGAAAAAGGCGAGCTGCAGTTTGTCCGTGTTGGCGAAGAGAAGGCAGAGAGGATTCCATCACAAGCGGAGCAGATTGCAGAGCTTAAGCAACAGAATGAGGAGCTTAGGCAGACCGTAAACAGCCTTGTACTTGATTCGTTAGGAGGTGAGTAGGATGTATGAGACACTTTTAGGACTGGCAAAAGAAGGAAAGCTAAACAAAAGGATGTTGGACAGGGCAGTCAAGAAAGGTTGGATAACGAAGGAACAAGAGGAGGAAATATTGAAGATTGCCGCGGAGGAGAAAGGAGCGCAGGGGGATGAATGATAGATTTTAACGCATTTTTTAGCTTAGTGGATTTTGGAGTTATCGTTCAGTCACTAGGATGGCTTTTTCTTGGGGCGATCACTTTGATAGAAAAGTTCGCTCCGAAAGACAAAAAGCCGTGGACAGCAATTCTTACCTTTATCGGGAAGATACTGACAAAGGAGTTTTCAGAGTCTCAGAAAGCCTTAATTGACAAAGTAGAGGTTTTAAGTTTAAAAATCGAAAAAGTTGCCGAGTCTGTCGAGGAGACAAGGGCCATAGCCGCAAGAGTAAGGATTCTCAGCTTTGGCGATGAGTTGTTAGAGGGTAGACTTCATAGCAAGGACACTTACGACCAGACACTTTTGGATATTGATAATTATGAGAAATACTGCAAAAGTCACGAAAATTTTAAAAACAATGTAACAGAGGAGACAGTTGCTCTTATTAAAGAGAAGTATAGAATCCGTCTCCGCAAGAATGATTTTGTAAGGTAGTAATATTATTTTACTAATCTGATAACCCTTTTTACGATATAGTAAAAAATTCCTTGACATACGTCTAAATAACACGTATTATTAATTCTGTAAGGAGGATGACATGTCAAAGAATATACCTTACAGAGAAGTAGCTAAAACATTGAAAAAGAATGGTTGGGTTTTAGACCATACTACTGGTTCTCATGAAATCTATTACAAAGATGGGAAAATGTGTCCTGTCAAATGTGACAAGAAGGTAATGAAGAACGGAACATTGTCGAGTATCGAAAGGATAACGGGGCTGAAATTTTAGCCCCGGCTACTACTAAAGGAGGGCGTATATGCAAAAGGTTTTCTACCCTTGTGAGATCTCGCAAGATGAAGAGGGTTATCAGGTGCAGTTTACCGACTTTCCGGAAGGGTTTACTGATGGAGATAGTCTGGAAGAAGCAATTACAAATGCAAGAGATTTACTTGGAGCGTTACTTTTTTCCTATTTAAAGCATGGGAAAGACTTGCCTAGTGCCACGGTTCCGGAGGATTCTTCGAAGAATGTTTATTTTATTGAAGCTTGGCCGGACTTAATTAGGGATAAGGTTAGTAATCAAGCCGTGAAGAAGACACTAACCATTCCGAAGTGGCTAAATGACATAGCGGAAGAGCGGAATGTGAATTTCTCCGCTGTGCTGCAAAGAGGCATAAAAGAATATTGTGGCTTATAGGAGTCGCTCCTAAAGGTATCAAGATAGCGTAGGGTTTGTCCCCACGCTATTTTTATTTTTATAAATAAGAAAGAGAGGAAAACAAAATGGATTTTGGAATCACAAGCGTAGTAGCAATCACAGTTATCACTTACCTTATCGGTATGGGATGCAAAGCATGGGAAAAACTGGATAACAAGTTTATCCCGGTTATTTGCGGACTTGTTGGAGCAGTCCTTGGCGTAGTCGGCCTTCATACTATGGCAGACTTTCCTGCAAAGGATATTTTGAGTGCCGTGGCCGTGGGGATTGTATCCGGGCTAGCCTCTACAGGCGCAAATCAGATTGGGAAACAGCTTTCCGGCAAATAATTAAATTAGAGAAGCAAAAACAAGTTTGCGGAAGCAAGCCTGTTTTCCAATTTGAATAGCAATATAAACATTTCATTTATTTAAAGAAAGAGAGAAAAGAAACATGAGAAAGAATGGACCATTCGAGCGTTACGAAGGCATTGACGAAGATGCTAAGAGACAGGATGTGCCTGTAAAGGACAACAAAGCGGATAACTCTGCTCATCCTGTAGGCTATGGCCGTGGCAAAGGTGAGGACGATGTGAAGCATGGACCCGGAGTAACACCGAATCCGGATAATTTCACAGGTCCAGGAGTAGGACTTAAGAAGTAAATGCTTGGGGGAGACATAGTTCTCCCCTTTTTTTATTGGAGAGTTGAGAAAAGTTGAGAAGCGTTGAGAAACTTTTTGAAAAACTTTTCTCAAAATCAGAATAGGAGGTAAAAATGGCTTATCAAAAAGGTAAAAAGCTTTTAGGCGGAGGATACACTTCCTTTACAGTAGACGGCAAAGGATACTTCGTAAAGCATAAGAGATACTTTCAAACTCCCATGCGTGGAGATATAGTCTACTTTTATAGTAGCGTGAAAAAGAGAGTCGCCCATGTAGGAATTGTAATTGAGGTAACGAAACTAAAGAATGGCCAGTATATCATTAAGACCGTAGAAGGAAACACTTCCTCTGCTCCGGGAGTAGTAAGAAACGGCGGAGCTGTAGCTATCAAGACCTATACATTCTTCCCTGGACAGGAAAGAAGCATTGACGGCTTCGGAAGGCCTTTCTTCGGTGCAGAAACTTGTACTGTGGACGATTTTATCAATGCCGCCATGTTGGAGGTCGGCTACCTTGAAAAAGGAAGCAATAGAGACCTTGGAAGCAAGCTTGGAAACGCAGGCATGAACAACTACACGAAGTATAGCGAGTGGTACGGCATGAATGGCGTGTATTGGTGTCAAATCTTCGTTTCTTGGGTTGCATACACAGCTTGTAGCCAACATCAAAAGAATCTATTTACCGGATGGAAGC